GAAACGTGCATTTAGTTTCAAGGCTGACATGCAGGGTATTGATCCAAATCAACAAGAAGTGGATGACAAAATTGATGTAATCGATAAGCAGCTATTCTCGGAAAGTGAGCTGCTTAAAGTTGTTGAGTCATCTGCCGATGTTAATGATCTGCAAGCCAAGCTATACGAATCCATGTTGAGCGAATCGGTTGAGAAATTCAATGCAATCATGGCAAGAGCTTTATATTTATTTGATGTGGTCGGGTATGTTCAGCGGAGCAAGTGATGACAATAACCTACGCTGAAGCACTCCGTTATGCTCGTGATAAGCGTGTTGTTCTGCCTGAAGAGTTCTATTTATTGGATTTGAATGCAAGACAATACGCAACCACAGTAAGTGGATTGGCTTCACTTGATCAGATTAAGACTGTAATCAATCTATCTAACAAAGCAATTGAAAGCGGTTCGACATTTCAAGAGTTTCAAAAGGCGGTTAAAGAGTCAGGGATTGAGCTTAGCCCGCACCACCTGGATAATATTTTCCGCACGAATATTCAGAATGCTTATGCTCACGGTATCTGGACGCAGCAGCAGGAGAATAAAGCTAATCGGCCTTATTTGAAATATTCATCATTAACGGATAGTCGAGTTCGTCCAAGTCATTTAGCTTTAAACAATATTGTTAAGCATATCGATGACTCATTTTGGCTGACACACTACCCACCAAATGGCTTTTTATGTCGGTGCGGTGTGGATGCTTTGACTGAAGCGCAAGCCAAAAAGCAAGGCATTACTATTGATGATGAATTGCCAGATGTGCAGCCTGATAAAGATTGGTCAACAAGCCCGGGCAATTATGGCAAACACTTAAATAATGTGCTTCAAGAAAAGATTGATGATGCATTACTCACAAATACACCGCTTGCACGAAAATTAAGTGATATTCAAAACGAAGCTTTAGCCTCGCAGCAAGCGAATGAATCAATCATTAAGGCTTTCGAGCCAATGTCTGAAGAATCAAAACAGGTCAATGAATCAATTGTTGATCGTGTGCTTGAGAAGAATAAAGACATTGAGCCAAGTGCAATCCGAATGCTGACTGAACTTGTAAGAGATGATGAGCAAGCATTAACCGATCTGCTTAAAAACGCTGTGGTGAAAGACGATAAATCTATTGTCGCCTGGATGAAGCGCTCGTTTGATTCACTTATGCTGATTGCTAAGAATCTTAAATCTAAGATTACTGGAAACAACATTAAGGGCTTTGATTCGCTCAAGCTGCAAAAAGGTAATGTGATTGGCATTCAGACACCAACTCTATTTAAAACATCGGCTCAAGCAGGGAAAAGCATCACTATTTTGGATGCAAAAGGCATTGCACTCGATTTAAGCAAGATTAACGGCTTGAACGGTGCGCTATTGGCTCCTGATTTGAATTTAGAGGTCGTTAGCATCACGGATGATGAAGTGGTACTAAGAAAGACAAACGAGCTTGCTACACGGCTATTTGTGGCAAATAACACGTTATTTAATTTGTATTAATCAAAATCAATTTAAGACCGTCCTATTTGGGCGGTTTTTTTATGGAGCATGAAAAATGCCAGATCCAAATGAAGAGCGGCTGAAATATCTATTCAACGCTGCAGCCATTGAGGTGCCAAAGGCTGAAGAAGGGCAGAAACGAAAATTTAAAGGAACGGCTTACGCTGGTGGCCGTGTAGATGGACATTGGTACTGGGGGCGCTCTGGCGTGGTCTTTGATCTTGAAGGGATCGAGATTGATAAGCCGACAGCTTTGCTTGAAGAACATTTTGGTTCAAGTCGAATTGGTGTAGTTCAAGCTGTAGATACAAATGGAAAGATTGATGTATCTGGTGATTTCCTTACAAATGCCAAAGCACAGGAAATTGTTCAGGATTCTGATGATGGTTTCCCATTCCAGATGTCCATGATGATTGATCCGGGATCTATTGAGGAGGTGTCTCAAGGCAAGACAGTCACTGTGAATGGTCAATCCTTTGAAGGACCAATCACCATCTTCCGTCAAAACCGTATTCGTGAATTTACGATCTGCTCGACTGGTGCTGATCGCAACACATCAATCAAAGCCTTCTCGGGCAAAGCTAATCCAAACCCAACCAAAGAGGACACAGACGTGGACTTAGTACAGGCGCAAGCCAAAATCACAGAATTGGAAGGTCAGATTAATACTTTGACTGAACAAAACAAACAATTTGCAGCTGCAAAACGTGAAGCTGAAATCACTGCACTAGGTAAAGACCTGGGCAAAGAGTTTAGCGCCGAAGATATTGAAGAAATGAAAAAGCTTGATGATGGTGCATTTGCATTCTCAGCCAAACAACTTCGTCAATTCTCGGCAGCTCAACCGCAAAAACAAGCATTGCCAGATTACTTGACTAAGCATCAAGCGCAAGGTGGTCAAAATCAATTCAACGCAAAGCCGATGTCACTCGCTGACCAGGCTAAAGCACGTAAATAAGGGGTAATACAAAATGGCTGTAACTAAAAAAGGCGTAACGTCGGATTGGCTGGCTTGGGAATTAGATGGCAACCATCGTCCGAGCCGTGAAAATGCAACTGTAGCAATCAACCAAACTATCGAAGATGGTCAGCCGGTATCATTTGATGCATCGGGTGACATCGTTGCATTTGATGGCACTGGTGCTGTTGCAGGTATTGCAATTGGCACAGTGAAAACAACCACTGAAAAAGGCGAAGGCGTGATTTTGGCGCATCAAGCACGTATTGTGGCTGAAAAATTAAAAGTCGAAGCGGATGACTTGGCGACTGTTGTTGCTGGTCTTAAGACTCTTGGCATCACTACTGTGCGCTCGGCATAAGGGGAAAAAGAATGGGCGAATTAGAATTTAGTACACAGGAATTATCCACTGCTATTACAAGTTTACCAACTCGCATTGGCAATCCAAACGATGTGAATTTATTTCGCAACGTACCAGGCACAACCAGTGCGTTTGAAGTTGAATTTTATGCTGAAGACACGGTTTTAGTGCCAACAACTGCCTGGGGTGGTGTTGCTCCAAAAAATAGCAGCGGTACTCGAACTTTAGAGACCTTTGCGATTCCGCACATGCCACTTGAAGATGTTGTGAAAGCAGCTGATGTGATGGGTGTTCGTGCTTTCGGTGGCACTGCTGCTGAAACCGTGAATGGCAAAGTGCTCGATAAACTTCAGATCATGAAAAATAAAATCGATACCACACTTGCATTTCGTCGTACGAAAGCAAAACAGGGCATTATCTTGGATGCTGACGGTACAGTGATTGTGAACTACAACACGCGCTTCGGTATTACCCCGCAGTTTGTTGATTTTGAATTAGGAACCGCAACTACTGATGTTGCTGCGAAATGCCAAGATGTTATTGACTTAATCGAAGATGGTTTGGGTCAAGAAACCACATCAGGCATTGAAGTGGAAGTTGATCGCGCATTTTACGATGCCTTGGTTGCTCACAAAAACGTGCGTGAAGTGTTTTTAAACTGGTCTAAAGGCGCTGATGTGCTTGCAGCTGGTAATAAATCAGGCTTTGAATTTGGCGGCTTAAAATTCATTGTGAACCGTCAAAAAATTGGTGGTGTGCCGCTGATTGGTGTGAAAGAAGGTCATGCATACCCACTTGGCACACAAGATGTATTCTTAAACGCATTAGCTCCTGCTGACTTCTCTGACACGGTGAATACGCTTGCATTGCCGTATTACGCATCTCAAGAGCCATTGAAGCACAACCGTGGCTTTGAGCTTCATGTTCAATCAAACCAATTACCAATCGTTGCTAAGCCAAAAGCATTGGTGAAAGTAGTTTCAACCAAATAGGTGACCTATGTACGCAAACCGAGCCGATCTGGTCTTGCGTTACGGTGAGAATGAGATTTCTCAATTAGAACGAGGATTAACTGGCGGTGAGTCGGTTGATTCTTACATTGAAGATGCGTCTGATATAGCCGACGGTTATATCGGTGTCATCTACGATGTGCCACTTTCCCATCCACCAAAGAATTTAAAAATCTATATCTGCGATATTGCGCGTTTCTTGTTATGGCGCTCTAAAGCGTCCGATCAGGTACGTCAGCGATATGAAGATGCAATTGGGTTTTTAAAGCGTGTGGCAGATGGAA